TCGCCCTGCATGTGCGCGGGTGCCTGTGCGAGGCCTGCGCGCCGCGTCTGGCCGCGCAGGGCGAGGCCGCGCCGCGCGAGGGCGACGAGATCGACGCGTTGGTCGACGCCGAAATGGGGGAGTGGCGCAGGATCGCCGAGCCGCTGCTCGAGGAGGTGTTCGCGCAGGCGTCCGAGGCGGCGTCCTATGACGAGATGCTCGCCCGTCTCGACGCGCTGCGTCTCGACAGCCGTCCGCTCGTCGAGGCCCTGGCGCGGGCGATGCTGACGGCGCGCGGGATCGGCGACGTCGTCGACGTGCCGACGCGCGGCCTCAAACGCGGCGGCTGAGCGATGCCCATGCTCGCGCAGGCGACGCCGCGCAAGGGCTTCGCGCCGCCGCCCGAGGTTCCGCGCTATTTCGCGCAGAAGCGGCTCAAACCGGCGTTTTCCTATCTCGACGTCTGGCGAGATGAGCACGCGCACAGCTTTACCGTCGCCAAGATCACCGAGCTCGACGTCCTCGCCTCGATCAAGGCGTCGCTGGAACAGGCGATCGAGCGCGGCGAGACGTTTGAGACATGGCGCGCGGGGCTGCGCGACGATCTGGCGACGCGGGGCTGGTGGGGCGAGCGCGTCGTCGCAGACCCGACCGGCCAGCATGGGCCGGCGAGCGTCGATCTGTCGTCGCCGCGCCGGCTGCGCACGATTTTTGAGACCAACATGCGGTCCGCCCGGGCGGCGGGGCAATGGGAGCGCATCCAGCGCTCCAAACGCGCGCTGCCCTATCTGCTCTATGTCCGCACGACGTCGCTCGAGCCCCGCGCCGCGCATCTGGCCTTCGCCGGGCTCGTGCTGCCGGTCGATCATCCGTTCTGGCGCACGCATTTTCCGCCCAACGGCTGGCGCTGCAAATGCGCGGTGCGCCAGATCTCCGCGCGCGAGGCGGCGCGCGCTCTCGGCAAACCGGGCTACACGGACAAACCGGGCGAGATCGTCTGGGAGAGCTTTGAGAACACGCGCACCGGCGTCGTCGAGCGCACGCCGGTCGGGATCGATCCGGGTTTCGCGTGGAACCCGGGTCTATCGTCACCGGGCCGCGTGCAAAAGCTGGCAGAACTGCTCGAAGCCAAGCTCGACGCCGTGACGGACGTCTCCAACCTGGAGGCGCAAGCGCGGCGCGTGATGCGCGACGTCGTCAACGGCCCAGGCTTCGAAGCGATGCATCAGGAGGCCGCTCGCGTCGGCACGATCCGCCACGCGGCCCAAAAAGCGGCGAAAGCCGCCGGGGCGAACTCGGACGCCGCCCGCGCGGCTGCGAACGCGGCGGCGCCGTTCCGCACCGTCAATCATCCGATCGCGATCCTGCCCTCACGGCTCGATGACTTCCGTCGGGGACGTGGGGCTGTCGTGACGGCGTCCGACGAGGGCATCGGCCACAGTTATTCATCCCACCCGACGACGCCCGACGAATGGGTCATGGCGCAGATCGCGCTTGATCGCGGTCAAATCCAGGCGTCGAGGCTGGATGCCGATCGCCTGTGGGCGTTTGCGGCAAACGCCGATGGCGAGCCGTACTGCGTTGTGATGGTGTGGCGCGCCGGCGCATGGCGCGTGAACACGTTGTTCCGGGTCAAACCGACCTACGTGCTGAACCAGGCTGCAAAGGACGGGCGATATGTGGTGGAAGATGCGCGGTGAGGGGCGCTACCTCCCTCTCGCGTCACCGCTCCGAAGAGCGGCCAGCGACCGAGCGACTGATGCATCCCGCGCAGAGGTCATATAGCATGGCGCGGGCGTCGCGGAAAGGCGCGCCGCAGACATCGCGCAGGACGCCCCGTGGCGGGCGTTCCGGCCCATTCCTCGCCCGGAGGGCGGGAGAGGCGTCCACGGCCTCTTATTCGCTCTTAAGCGGCTCTTAGAGGGCGCGCCAAGCTCCATCCCCGCCGCGCGCGACCGCGAGGCCGTGTCCGGGCGCAAGTTTTCGCCCTGAGGCGGCGCGGGCGCGCCGGGCATGGTCCGACCCATGTCGCGCCTCACGCCCCATGACGCCGTCTCCGCCGCCGACGCCTCCGGCCTCGTCACGCACGCTTTGTCGGCGCGCCTGCCGGACGCTGCGGGCGGCGCGCCGGACTGGGTGACGCTGTTTCCGACCGTCGGTCGCGTCGAGACCCGCGACGGGCGCGTCTACCAGGTCGACCCCCAAACCCTGATCGCCGCGTTTCGCGCGGACGGCCTCGAGCTGCCGGTCGACGTCAATCATTCGACCGATCTCGCCGCATGGACCGGCGCGCGCGCCGACGCGATCGGATGGATCACGGATCTGCGCGTCGAGGGCGTCGCCCTGCAGGCGCGCGTCGAGTGGCTCGCCGAGGGCCGCGAGCTCCTCGCCGCGCGCAAATACAAATACGGCTCTCCCAGTTTTTCCGCGTCCCCGGCGGCGGACGGCGCGCCGCGCGTCGCCGAACGGCTGCGCGCCTGGGCGCTGGTCACCGCGCCCGCCCTCGCGCGCCAGCCCGCGCTCGCCCATCTCACGCCGCCCACCGCTCCGAAGGACGCGCCCATGAAAACCATCGCCGAAACTCTCGGTCTCGCCGCCGGCGCGACCGAGGCGGACTGCCTCGCCGCGCTCACCCAGCGCCTCGCCGGCTCCGTGCCCAAGGCGGCCCATGATCTGGCGCTCGCCGATCTCGCCGCGAGCGCGCAGCGTCTCGCCGCGATCGAGGCCGAGCGCCGCGCCGCCAGGATCGCCACCGTGCTCGACGGCGCGCTCACGACCAGAAAGCTGACGCCCGCCGAACGCCCCTCGCTCGAAAAGCTCTGCGCCACCGATGACGGGCTCGCCCAGGTCGAGGCGCTGCTCGCGGCGCGCCCGCAACTGCTCGCCGCGAGCGGGCTCGACAAGACCACGCCTGCCGACGGAGACGCGCTGTCGGTCGCCGCTGTCGCCGAGAGCGCGCGCAAGCTGGTCTCCGAGGCCGCCGCGCGGGGCGAGCTCCTCTCCGTCACCGACGCCGTCGCCCGCGTGGCCGGCGCCCGTCAGATCGCGGCGTGAGGGAGCGCTTCAATGGCTGATCTCGGCTGCATCAAGAGTTTCACATCGGACGGCGCGATCCAGCCGCGCCGTCTCGTCAAATTCGCCGGCGTCGACGGTCGCGTCGCGCAGGCGAGCGGCGCGGCTGGCGAGAGGATCGCCGGCGTCAGCGGCGTCATCGGCACGCTGGCGGCGGGCGAGCGCGTCGACGTCGCGCTCGACGACATCCAGACGATCGAGGCGGGGGCGGCGTTCGCCGCCGGCTCGGCGCTGACGGCCAACGCCGACGGGCGCGCCGTCGCGCTCGCGCCCGCCGCCGGCGTCCTCGCCATCGGCGCGGCGGTCGCACTCGAAGCCTCGTTCGGCGAGGGCCAGCACGTCCAGGTCTTCGTCCGCCCGACGCCCGTCGTCGGCTGATCCCCTTTCTGACTTAGGAGCCAGCCCATGGCGGCCAACCAGCAGTTCGCGATGGACCCGGTCCTCACCGCCATCGCCGTCGCCTACCGCAATCCCGATTACGCGCTCATCGCCGACGACGTGCTGCCGCGCGCGCCGGTCGGCGATCGTGATTTCAAGTGGCATGAGTACGACGAGGCCGAACTGTTCACCCAGGCCGACACCCGCATCGGTCGCCGCTCCGCGCCCAACCGCGTCGAGATCGGCGGGACCGAGCGCGCCGCGTCGATCGCCGACTACGGCATCGACGTGCCGCTCGACACGCCGACGATCCAGCAGGCCGAAAAGCGCGGCTACAATGTGCGCGGACGCGCCGCCGAGCGCGCGACCAACATCGTGCTGCTCGACCGCGAGGTGCGCGTCGCCGCCGCGATCACCAATCCCGCCGCCTATCACGCCGACCAGAGGCTCGCGCTCGCCGGCGCGTCCATGTTCACCGATCCAGGCGCCGATCCGATCGGCGTCATCCAGCAGATGATCGACGCGTGCTGGATGCGGCCCAACCAGATCGGCTTCGGTCAGGTGGCGTGGACGGCGTTCCGCCGCCATCCCAAGATCGTCAAGGCCATCAACCGCAATGACGGCGACAGCGGCCTCGTCAGCCGCGAGGACGTCGCGCGCCTGTTCGAGGTGCAGCGCGTGCTCGTCGGCGAGGGCCGCGTCAACATCAACAAGCCTGGCCTCGCGCCGACCATCGCGCGCACCTGGGGACCGGTCGTGTGGGGCCAGTTCATCGACCGTTCGGTGACGCCGGAAACCGGCGGCGTCACTTTCGGGATGACGGCGGAATTCGGGACGCGCGTCGCCGGCACGATCCGCGCCGACATGGGCCTCGACGGCGGCGAACTCGTGCGCTCCGGCGAGCGCGTGAAAGAGCTGATCATCGCGCGCCGCGCCGGCTTCCTCATCCAGAATGTCGCGTGAGGTCCATCATGGCTGATCCCATCACCCCCACGCCGCCCAAGGCCGAAACCGCGCCCACGCCGCCCAAGGCCGAGACGCGCCGCTTCAAGGCGCTGACGGCTCTTCATCTCGACGGCAAGCGCGTCGAGGCCGACGCCGTCGTCGAGATCGACGCGCTGACCCACCGCCAGCTCGCCGCCTGCGGCGCGGTCGCCGGCGACTGGGCCGACGGCAAGGCGGCGAAGGCCAAGGATTGAGATCGGCGGGGTAGAGCAGCGGTAGCTCGTCAGGCTCATAACCTGAAGGTCGGCGGTTCAAATCCGCCCCCCGCAACCATTCGAATTCGCCGCGCGCTGTCCGGGCGCGCGGCGGACCGCACGCCCAGCGGCGAGGGCCGGGAGGGGTGAGACGCCCTCCAACCCGCCTCGCGTGAGGCGTTTCCTCCCTGAACTGCCGGCGGCTGCGGCCGCCGGCCTTTTGGGACGATCAGAACGGGGCGGCTCATGGCTTACGCGACGATCGACGATCTGGAGCGCCGCTACCCCAACGAGCTGGCGCTGGTCTGCGCCGACGAGACCACGCGCCTCGTCGATCCCGCCCGCGCGCAGGCCGGGCTCGACGACGCGTCGATCGAAATCCGCTCCATTCTCGCCGCGCGCTACTCCCGCGCCGACCTCGACCGGCTCGACGAGGACGGGGCGGCGACGCTGCGCGTCTACGCCTGCGACATGGCGCTCTATCGCGCCGCGCTGTCGGCCTCGCGCCTGACCGATCCGATCCGCGAGCGCTACGAGACGGCGATCAAACGTCTGCAGGCGATCGCCGCCGGCAAGGGCGGCCTGACGTTTCTGGGCGTCGGCGGCGCGGCGGTTGGCGCGGGCGCCGATACGTTGCCGATGAGCCCCGGCGAGGCGCTGGTCGATGGACCGCCGCGCGTGTTCTCGCGTCGCGCCTTCGGGGGCGGGGCATGAGCGGCGTCAGCGGCGTCTGCCTGCGCATCACCATCGACGGGCTCGAGGCGGCGATCGGCGCGATCGCCGGCCTCGCCGAACTCGACGAGGACGAACTGCTGACCGCGATCGGCGCGGAGGGCGAGAGCCAGACGCGGCGACGGATCGAAGAGGAAAAAACGGCCCCGGACGGGACGCCGTGGAAGCCGAACCGCGCCGGCACGCCGATCCTCCTCGCGTCAGGAACGTACCTGCGCGACAGCGTCGCCTACGCCGTCGGCGCGGGCTACGCCGAATGGGGCGCGTCGTGGGAATATGCGCATGTGCACCAGGACGGGGCTGTCATCAAGCCGCGCCACGGCAAGGCGCTCAAGTTCTGGTGGGTCGCGGGCGGACACACCAATTTCGCGGTCGTCAAATCCGTGACCATCCCCGCGCGCCCCTTTGTCGGTTTGTCGGATGACAACCGGCGCGACATCCATGACGTCGTCACCGATTTTCTCGGCGTCGTCGCGGGAGGCCGCCGATGACGCCGCGCCCGCTGCCTGATCTCATCGCCGACAGCCGCGTCTTCGCGGCGCGCGAAGCCATCATCGCGACGCTCGCGCGGCTGTTGCCGGACGTCCGGATTACGCCGCATCCGGGCAAGCTCGATCTGTCCGACATCGTCGAGGGCGAGGTCTACACCGCGCCCTCGATCGCCGTCGCCGCGGCGCGCATCCACGCCGATCTCGGCACGCCGGCGGGCCAGATGGCGACGCCGGTCGACTGGGCCGCCTATGTCGTCGCCGAGGATCGCGCGCTCGGCGCGCCCGCGCAGGTCTACACGCGCGACGAGATCGCGCTCGCGCTCTGTCAGGCGCTGACGCAGCTGCTGCACGATCCCGCCGCGCGCGAATGTCGATGGGGCGTCGCTGACATCTCATGTCCGGAGACGATCGACGCGCGCCCGCTGTTCACGGCGAAAAGCTGGAAATCGGGTCAGGTGTTCTGGGTCGTCACCTGGCGTCAGACGATCTATTCCGACGCGCCGCTCTGGGACATGGACGGCGTCGTCGACGCGTTGCAGCCGCCCCCGCCGTTGCTGCTGCCCGGCGACGCCGGCTATCCGACAGGCGGCGCGCCATGAGCTACATCGGCTCTCGCCTGCGCGAGCTCTCGCGCGCCATCGTCGCCCTCAATCGCCGCTTCGCCGGGCAGGATGTTCCGGGCGTCGTCGCCGAGCGCGACGACGCCAAATGGCTGGTGCGCGTCGATCTTGGCGAGGATCCCGAGACGAGCGAGAAAATCCTGTCGCCCTGGCTCGCGCCGCGCAGCGACAGCGCCGGCGCGCTCAAGCGCAGCGATCCGCTGCCGGCCATCGGCGACAGCGTGCGCGTCGTCTCGCCGTCGGGCGTCGTCGGCGCCGACAGCTACGTCACGCCGGGCGCCTTTTCGCAGGACGCGCAGAAACCGTCTCAAAAGGGCGATGAGGGGGTCGTGAGCTACGGCGACAATCGCCAGTTGCTCGCGCCCGATCGCCAGCGGTTCGAACGGACCGGCGAGAAGAAGAGCGCGATCGACGTGCGCTCGGAAGGGCGCGTGGTCACGGAGGTCTGGGAAGACCTCGCAAAATTCAAAATCCGCATCCGCAAACCGGGCGGGACCGACGAATGGTATCGGCTCAACCCCGCCGCGCTGCTCCCCACCACCGAGGATGACTGACATGGCCGACGGCGTGAAGACCTATGTCGTGACCGAGCGCGCCGGCCGCCGCGTCGCCGGCCGCCCCGTGATCAAGGGCGCGAAGATCGCGCTGGCCGACGTGCAGGCGGAGCATTATCTCGCCACCGGCGAAATCGTCCCGGAGGGCGCACAGCTCGACACGGCGTTCGCGACCTCGAAGGTCGCGGACACGCTGCGCGCCGAGGCTGAAGCGTTCCGCACGCGCGCGACAGCGCCTGTCGTCGTCGACGCGCCGACCGAACAGGCGCCCGCCAGCGTCGCCGTCGCGTCGACCGACGATGCGGCGAAGAGCAGCGACAAGCCGACGTCCAAGCGGAGCTGATCGCACATGCTGCGCTACCGCTCGGGGATGGATCGAACGACGGGCCGCGTTCTGACCGGCTGGGCGCATTGCGCCCAGAGCGTCGACGTCATCCTGTCGACGCGCCTCGACGAGCGCGTCATGCGGCTCGCCTTTGGCTCCAACCTCGTGCGGCTGATCGGCAGGAGCCTCGCGCCGTCGGCGCTGATCGAGTTGTATCGAGAGATCGTGGTCTGCGTGCATCGCTGGGAGCCGGAGTATCGCATCCGCCGCCTCGATGTCGCGTCTGTCGAGCGGACAGGCGGGCTCGGCGTCCTCACACGCGGGCTCTACTATCCAGAGGGCCGGTTTGGCGATTATGACGCAGCTGAGGCCGCCGACGGCTCGTTCGTGCTGGCGGGCGCCGCATGAGCCGCTTTTCCCCCATTGATCTCTCCGCCTACCCCGTCGGCGACGTCGTTGATCTGCTCGCCTATGAGAGTTATCTCGCGCGCGACCGCGCCGACTTCGGCGCGCGATGGGGCGTGCGTCGCGCCGCTGATCCGACGCTCCCGCCGCTCGACGCGACTCTGTTGGAGAGCGATCCGTCCTCCGTGATCCTCGAGGTCGGCTCCTATCGCGAGACGCTGCTGCGCGCGCGCGTCAACGACGCGCTCCGCAGCCTGACGCTCGCGGGCGCGAGAGGCCGCGCGCTCGATCATATCGGCGTCACCTATTACCGCGCGCCGCGCCTGGTCATCACGCCCGCGACCGCTTCGGCGCCAGCGGTCATGGAGGGCGACGAGCGCTATCGCCAGCGGCTGGCGCTGACGCCGGAGAGCTGGTCGACGGCTGGGCCGGTCGGAGCCTATCTCTGGCACGCGCTGTCGGCCTCCGGCGACGTGCTGGACGTCGCTGTATACAGCGAGGACGAGGGCGTGTGCCTCGCGCCGACCGTGCGCGTCGTGGTGCTGTCGCGACAGGGCGACGGCGTCGCGAGCCCCGCATTGCTCGCGATGGTCAAATCCGCGCTGGATCGCAACGACGTGCGGCCCATGAGCGACCGCGTCCAGATCGAGAGCGCCGTCATTACGCCGTTTGATCTGTCGGTCGCGCTGCTCGTGCGCCCCGGCGCGGCGGTCGAGGCCGTGCGCGCCGCCGCCGAGACGCGGCTGCGGCGGTTTTGCCTCGGCCTCAAGCGCGACATCGGCGCGGGCGATGACGGGCCGGTCTGGCTCGTGGGGCGCACATTGACGGTCGAGACGCTCGCCGGCGCGGCGATGGGCGGCGACGACAATATTCTCGGCGTCGACGTCTCGGGCGCCGACATCAACACGCCGCACGCCGGCTACACCGCGAGCGCTCTCGCGGGCGTCGGCAGGCCGGATTTCGGCGCGCTGCCTGACGCGGTGACGCAGCACCTGTTCGCCGCGCCGCGGCTGGGCGCGCTGACGGTGACGGCCTCGCAGGACATCACGGGATGGGCCTCATGACACTGGATGCGATCCGCGTACGCGACATCGACCCGAGCGACGTGGACAAGGCGCTCGCCGCGTCCCTCGACGCGGCGATCGCGACCGTCGCGCGCGCGCTGGCGCCCGTCGCGGAGCGCGTGACCGTGGTCGACGCGCTGACGGGCCTCTGGCAGCCGACGACGCAATCGATCGCGGCGACCAGGTTTCCCGCCTCGCGCATCGCGTTTGCGACCGTGGGTTACGCCGATATCGGCGACGGCGGCGGCGCGACCTACGCGCGCGTCGCGGCGGCGCCCGCGCATCCCGGCTACGTCGTGTCGGCGGATGGCGCGATCTGGGCGATCGTCGACAGCGTCGTGACGCCGGATATGTTCGGGCCGCGCGATGCGATCCAGTCATGGACGGCCGCCGCGGCGACGGGTCGACCGATCCGGGCGACGGGCGCGGCCTATGACGTCACCGCCGCCACGGCTGCTGACACTATCGCGCTCATGGACATCCTCTCGCGCCTGACGATCGAGGGCGCGGGCGTCACGCTCCGCCTCGCGGCGGGCGTCACCAACATTCCTGCGACCACCAACATCTCCGTCGTCAACGGCTTCAAACTCAAGGTCTATGGCGCGCCGACGGTCGCGCTGACCGGAGCCAGCCTCGTCTCGATCGTGTCGACAGGATCGACCGCGCATGACGTGACGTTTTCGTTTTCCAACGCGTCGCAGGTGGCGGTCGGCGATTACATCGCCATCAAAAAAACCTCGGGCGTGAACTCGCGCGTGCTGGACGGCGCCTGGCGGGTCACCGCCGTGAATGGCGGGTATGTGACGGTGCGCAATACCGCCAAATCCGTCGACATCAATCCAGTCGACGAGCCGACGACCCTGACAGGAGGAACCTTCTTCCGGTTTTCGACCGTCCTCAATTACACCAGCACGGCGTGGATCGTGCGCACGCCGATGGGGGCGAACTCGGAGGCGCGGGGGCTGTTCGACCAGATGATCCTGGTCGGACCCGGACGGGCCGTCGGCGCCTATTATGGGATGCTGATCGAATACGGATGCACGCTGACGACGATGGGGTCGTTCGCGGTGACATCGTTCTCGCGCTACGGCTACTATCTCATTTATGGGGCGGCGCTGAACGCCTATGGCAGCATCGCGACGGATTGTGGGCAATCAGGGGTCTACACGCTCGACAATTCGACGTGTCAGTTCGTCAACGCGATTTCCAACGGCAACGCCGACTATGGATTTGTGATGTCCGTCGGCTCGGTGGGGGCCGGCACCGGCAGCACCGCGTGCGGCAACAGCGTCGGACTGTTTCTGTCGGGCACGTCGCACTGTACGGCGTGGAATGGGCATTACCATTTCAACACGACCTATGGCGTGTCGGCTGATCTCAATTCGACCGCGTCGATCGTCGGCGTCAGCGCCCGTTACAATGGGCTGCACGGCGCGCGCGCGGCCTCAGCCGCTGTCATCGACGCCACGGGCGCCAGCTCGATCAGGGATAGTGGCGTTGTCGACGTCATCCAGAGCGACGGGTCGTCGAGGGTGATGACGACGGCGGGCACATTCGGGACACAGGCGCGCGCGTCGGGCTTCGTCAGCGTCGCGCTGACGTTTGGGTCCGTCGCGGCGGGCGCCACCGTCACGCTCGACGTCGCAGCGCCCGGCGCGCTGTCGATCGGCACGACCGCCGCTCTCTCTTACAATGGCGCGGACACCGCGCTCGATCTGAGCGCGCGCGTCGCCGCCCCGGATGTGATCCGCATCACAGCCGTCAACCGCGGCGCATCGTCGGTGGTGCTCGGGACCCGTACATACACCGTGTCGTGGACGTCCCTGTGAGCGAGTTCTCGCCCCGATTTAGCCTGCGCTTCGGTCGACGGGCCCTCAGTCCGCCGCTGACGCCGCCCAATGCGACCGCGCTCGAGGAGGAGATGGCGCGCCTGTCGGGCCGGCTCGACATGATCGATCCCTCGGCGATCGAGACGATCTGGGACGCGGCGCGCTGCCCTGCGTCCATGCTGCCATGGCTCGCATGGGCCGTCAGCGTCGACGTGTGGGACGGGGGATGGAGCGAGGCTGTGCAGCGCGCGGTGATCGCCGCGTCGATGGATGTGCATCGGCTCAAGGGCACGCGCGCCGCGGTCATGGCCGCGCTGTCGGCCATGACGCTCGACAGCTCCGTCGTCGAGTGGTGGGAGCAGGCGCCGCCGGGCCGGCGAGGCACATACATCGTGACGGTCATGGCGACGGATGCGTCGACAGGCGATGTGCTGGCGCAGGCGCGGCGAGGCCTCGCCGCCGTGCGCGCGGCGAAACCCAAATCGAGGGCGATGTCGGGGCGGATCGCTGTGACGACCACCGCGTCCCTCCGCATCGGCGCGGTCCAGCGCATCGGCGGCGTCGTGCGTCATCCGCGCCGTGTCGCGGAGGATCAGTCGCAGGCCGCGATGGTCTGGATCGGCGCGCATCAGCGCGTCGGCGGTCGCGTGACGCATCCCCGCGCCGCGCCACCCGAGCCGATATGGCTCGATCATCTGCGGTGGGACGATCAGGCCGGATGGCCGGGAGGCGTGGCGTGACGATGCAGATGATCCAGGCCGGTCAGGGCATGGGCGCGGTCCGAGAACTCATCAACGGCAACATGTCGACGCTCGACGGCAGGTCGATCGACCAGGTCGGCGACATCGCGTCATTCCTGGCGACGATGGAGGCCGGCAGGCCGTGGTGCCTGGCCAACGGGGCCGACCTCACCGTGACGATGACGATCGACGGCGCGACGGATACGGAGAGATACGGCGCGCTCAGGCGCTATCTGGACCATGTCGCCAATCGCAAGGTCGGTGCGGGCGCGCTGTGGCTGTCCGTCCCGATCGGTCTATGGGGCGTTCGGGGCGGCTACGACTGGCCGCGCAGCGCAGGCATGTTGCGGCTGCGGTCTCAGGCCTATTGGCCGCACACGATCAACGGCATCACCTACACGCGGCTCGGCGCGGAGACCGTCGCGCCCTACCACTACGAGGCGTTGGTCTCGCTGACCGCCGCTCTAAACCCCGCCGTGGTGGTGGGCTGGACGGTGTCTGCGCATTTCATCTCCGGCGACGGCGATGCTGGGGCGTTGACCGGCGCGCATCGCGTGACATGGATCAGCGAGGATCGGCTCTCCTGCAAGGTGCAGTTTATGAGCCCGGTCCTGCTGGAGTCGCCGACCGCGATCACGACAGGCAACGCCTATTCGGGCGGCATATCTCTCGGCATGATCAACTCGCAACTGCGCGTGCCCTTCGGCGTGCTCGACGTCTCCGGGGCCGATCTGGGGTCGGTCGGAGCGGACAAGATGGACGGCTCCGCGCGCGAGGGGTTCTTGAATTTTTCCGGGGCCGGCAGCGGCCTCATCTGCGACGATTTCGCGCTTGGGTATAACGGTCCATCCGGCTCGGGTTGCCTCATCAAGGTCGCTGACGAGGCCGCTCTCGACGCGCTCGACAGCCATTGGTCCGGCGGCCCCGAGAGAGGCCCGCGCGGCGCGAACGGCGCGACGCTCAAACTCAATCGCGTCGGCATCGGCGGCGCGCTCACGGCGCGCGAGGGCGTATCGCATCAGGAGGGCGGCAAACTCCAGCTGCAGCGATGCTCGATCCGGGCCCATAACACAGCCGTCGTCTGCGGCGCCCGCGTCGATCTGACGTTTAACTCGTCGGCGATCGGCGCGTCGTCGCTCGGCCTCTACGCGCTTGATGATGGCGGCGGCCTCCCCAAGGTCGGGCGCGTCGACAGTTGCGGTACAGCGCTGCGCGTGTCCTCCGCCACCGTCACGACGTCGGCGGGTCTCACCATGCGCCGCTGCGCGATCGGGGTCGACCCACTCAAGGGCGGGCGCTGCATCGATCCCGTCACCATGATCGAGGTGACGACCGCGTCGAGCGTGGTCCCCAACATGATTGCGGTGGACGGCTCGGCATGGCTCGACGCGACGCAGGCCCCGGCGCGCTACGTGCGCCGTCTCGCCTCGGGGGCATGGCCCGACGTCAGCGTCAATCCAGGCGCGCGGGCCACCTATGACGTGACCGCAGCCGACGGCGGTCTCGCGCTCGCCTGCACGGATGAGGGCTGGACTGCGAGCGTCTCCTACACGGGCGACGATCTGCCGGCGGGGCTCATCCTGACGTGGCAGGTCAAGACCAATGCGGTGCGCCTCACGCTGACGAATTTTGGCGCGACCGCGCAGCAATCGGGCCTGCGCGCCTACACAATCAACCTGGAGAGACGCCGATGAGCGACCCCGCCGCCGCGCCCGCGCAGACGCCCCTGCGCGTCGTCACCTATCGGCTCGCCGACGCATGGGGGCTGATCAACGCGCATACGCAGCTCCTCGTCGCCGTCGACGCGAGCGCCGACGGACCGGCGCGCTATGGCCTGCCAGCTGACGCCGAGATCATCGGCGACGCCGATGTCGTATTTGACGAGGAGACCGGCGCGTGACCACCTACGCCATCCCGACCGATCTTGGGCGCGCTTGGAATGCGCGCGCCGCGCTCGGACAGGCCGTCTCGCCGATCACGCATATGGCCGTCGGCGACGGCGATCGCACGCCGACTGGGCCGGAGATAGCCCTCCTGCACGAGACGCTGCGCGTGCCGATCGCCGCGAGCGGCCAGTCGGCTGACGGGCTCGCTGTGTTTTTTGACGGGCGCCTCGGGCCCAATGTCGGGCCGCTGCTCGTACGAGAAGCCGGCCTCTACACGGCGGCGGGCGAGCTGGTCGCGGTCGCGCGCCGCGACGATCCGCTCCCAATCCAGCCTGCCGACGACATCACCTATCGCATCGAGGTGATCTACAGCCGCCTCGACGCGATCGCCGTCACGGTCGATCCGGTGCATACGGTCACCGGAGAGCGGCGCATTGACACGGATGGGCTGACAGGCCTGGCCGGCGGCGGCGATCTGTCCATCAACCGCACGCATGGGCTGGACTGGTCAATGCTGCGCGCGGTGTCGGCAGGCGAACTCGCGGCGCTCGCGGACGCCGCCAGCCTCAATCTCCGCAACCCGCTCGGCAACGGGGCGCGGCAATACGCGATCAGTCTGTTGCAGCTCGCGCAGGCGATCGGCGTGCGGCTGTTTGCGAGCGTCGCCGAGGCGCTGGCCGGCGTGCGCTCGGATCGCGCGGTGACGCCCGCCGGATTGCGCGCCGCGCGCACGCTGCGCGCGCCCCAGATCTACGGCGCGCCCGGCGCTTATACGCACGCGATCACAGGCTACGCCGCCTATATCGAGGGCGTCGCGGCGGGCGCGGGCGGCGCGTCGGGCGCCGCAGGGACGCCCGGCGGCGGCGGGCCGGGCGGCGGCGGCGGCGCGCAGGGGCGCCGGACGATCGACACGCAGCCTGGCGACACGCTGGAGATCACGATCCCGTCGGGCGGCGCAGGCGGCACGCAGGCCGCAGCCCCGTCGGCGGGCGGAGCCCTCACCGTGGTCCACAAGCGCGCCGGCGGCGCGCTGCTGACGCTGACGCTCGCTGGCGGCCAGGCCCCCGCCAACGCGGCGGCGGGCGTCGCGGGCAACTCTGCGGCGGGAGGCGCGCCGGGCGCAGGCTGGGATCAGGGATACTCCGGCGAGCCTTCGGCGTCTGGCATCGTGCCGAGCGGCGGCCCGGCGCTGGGCGGGCGCGGCGGATCGGCCTCGCGCGTCACGGTCGGGGGCTATGGCGGCCTCGCGGGGTCAGGCAACGGCAACGCGGGTCTGGGCGCTGGCGCCGGCGGCGGAGGCGGCGGCGGCGCCGCCGGCTCTTACGCGACAGGCGGCGCGGGCGCGCCCGGCGCGCTCGGGGTGTGGGAGTGAGCGATGATCATCCGTGACGGGCGATGGCATCTGGGCGGCCACAAATGGGTCGTCATGCAGGAGGTCGCGATCAGCGGCCTGTCGGCGACGTTGAGCGCTCTCGCGGAGATCGGCGTGCTGATCCTCGCCCGCGCCGATCCCGACATCCGCGCGCTGTGCGGCGCGCCGGTGACCATGACCTGTTACGACGATCCGGGGTCCGCTCTCGGCCCGGCCCCGCCCGTCGGCCGCGTGATCGAGCTGCGCGGCCTGCTCATCGAGCGGACGCCGACGCCCGCCGCCGCCGCCGCGCGATACGCCCTCGCGCCGATCACCGCATATCGCGAGACGCTCGACGGCGCGGTGGTCCGCGCCCTCGCCGACGACCCCGATGCATGGGGCGACGCACAGTAGCGCTCAGGGCGCAACTTTTCGCCCTGAGGAGCGACTGCGCGCGCGCGTAGCGTCTCGCGACATCGGACGCCGTCCGTCACCCGCGAGGCCCGCCCATGCCCATCGCCACGCCGCATGTCGGCGTCCGCACCACGCTCAACCGCGTCGAAAAGCAGCCGCTGATCATCGCCGACATGTCGACGATCGGCGGCGTCTTCACGCCGGGCGTCGGGATTGATCGCGCGCTGTTTCCCGCCGACGTCCCTGTGCATTTCACGACCAACGACGCCGAGATGGTCGCGGGGTGCGGCTCGGGCACGCTGCGCCAGACGATTGATCGCATCATCGCCTCCGGCGTCACGGCGTCGATCGTCGCCAATGTGCCCGACGTCGCGCCGGCCGACACGCTTGAGCAGACGATCGCCAAGCTCGTCGGCTCGCCCTCGGCCAAGACAGGCGCTTACGCGCTGCTCTCGGCGCAGGCCGAATGCGGCGTCGAGCCTGACCTCATCATCGGCCCGGGCTACACCTCGCAGCGCCTCGGCGGCGCGGCCAACCCGCTCGCCACCGCCTTCGACGGGATCTGCGAGCGTCTGCCGACCGCGATGGCGATCTGCCAGACGCCGTCCGCAAGCAAGGAGGCGGCCGCCGAATGGGCGGCCGATTTCGCGGAGACCATGAACATCATCGCGGTCGCGCAGGCCGTGCGCGTCAGCGGCCCCGACGCGCTGCCCGTCACGCGCGACGCCGCGCCGTCCGTCGCCGCCTTGATGGTCAAGACCGACAAGGCGCGCCTTGGTCCCTATCGCAACCCCGGCAACCAATCGCTCATCGACATCCTCGGACCCGACCGCGCCGTCGACTACACGATCTCCGACCCCGACAGCGAAGCCGTGTGGCTGCTGATGCGCGGCGTCAACGCGATCGTGCAGCTCGAAAAGAACCGCACCTCCCGCTCCACGAACGGGCCGCAGGGCAAGCAGTTCTGGGGCTTCTTCAACACCTGCGCGGACCCGCTGTGGCGGCAAATCCAGGTCGTGCGCACGCGCAAGGCCGTGCGCGAGGTGATCCCGCGCACGCTGGTCAAATACACCGGCATGTCGCTCGGCGCGCATCTCGGCGTGACGATCCTGCAGGCGCTCGACGACTTCCTGCGCGAACTCAAGTCCGGACAGGAACCGGCGATCCTTGGCGGCGAGGTGCGCTGGGATCGCTCGCTCAATTCGAACGCCAATCTGCGCGTCGGCGGCTTCGTCGTGTCGATGGATTTCGAAGAGACGCCCGCGCTGCTCGATCTCGTCGTCGAAACCGGACGCCATGAACGCTCGTTCAACATTCTCGCAGACGAGATCACGGCCGCCGCCGCGCAGCTGGGCGTCTCCGGCTCGCTCGCCGCCTGACGGAGGACACGATGGACAACGTCATTCGCGGCGGAAACTGGTATTTCGAGCAGTTCAATCTCTGGCGCGTGCTCGACGAAGTGACGATCCCGAAGCTCTCTTTCGGGGGCGACGACTTCGCGCCCGGCGGTCACATGATGGCCGCCAAATTTCCCGAGAACCTCGAAGCGCTCGAGGCGGAGATCAAGACGCGCACCGCCGATCCGCAGATCCGCGCCATGTGCGGGCGACAGCCCGGCGACTGGATCAGCGCCACCTATTACGAGAACCTCATGAGCTTCCGCACCGGCCAGTCGAAGGGCCGGATCATCATGCTCAAGGGGCTGATCAACGAGGTGACGCAGGACGCCACCAAGGGCCTGAAGAGCGCCGGCGTGCAGTACACGTTCGGGTCGATCATACTCTATCGCGACATCGTCGACGCGCGCGACATTCATCGCTTTGATTTTTTCGGCGGTCCCGGTGCGACCATCGTCGACGGCCGCGCGGTCTTCGCCGAAATGGCGTCCAACCTCTCGGTCAATGGAGGCGTGCAGCTGTGACGACGCCGCGACCGATCGAACAGTATCCCGTCGCGAGCGACCTGCCTGCGCCGCCGCCCGCGCCGGACGGCGACGCGCCGGCGGCGTCCGCGCCCGCGCCGCGTCGCGCCGTCGAGGTGGCGGCGCTCGAATTCATCGGCGGCGACGCAAGCGTCGCCGTGCCGCTCGCGTTCCCGTTCCGCTGGGAGGGCCGCGAGGTGCGTGTGATCGAGGTGCGGCGCGTGTCGATGGTGGCGATCGCGCAGGCTTCGCTCGCGCTTGAGGGCGGAGACGATTTCGAGCTTTACGCCCTGACGACCGATTACCCCGCGCCGGCGCTGCGCGGATTGATGCGGGAGGATCGCGAGGCGGTGGCGCGCGCGGCCGACCGTTTTTTGTCCCTCGAGGCCGGCGAGGCCCCGTCCGCGCCGACCCCCGCGAATGGCGACGCTTCGCGCTCATCGCCTGCCGCGCCCTGAACGAGCCCTACGCCGGTGTGCTGACGATGGCGTGGGACGAGGTGATCCTGTCGGTCGAGACGGCGCAGGCGATCGAGGCCGAGGACGGGATCGGGCGGCAGCTCGCCGCCCTTCTGGCGCAGCTCTGAGGCCGCGCCGAACGCCGTTTGAGAGGCCTGTAAAAGGCGGTTGGGAGCGCGCATGAGCTCGATGGACGTCTCGCTCCGGCTGCGGTTGCTCAATGAGCTCTCCAGGCCCGCCAAAGACGCGCGCAAGGACATCAAGGCGCTCGCCGACGAGGCGAAGACGGCCGGCGGCAGGAAGGCGTCCGATCTCGCGCAGGCGTTCGAACGCGCTTCGCGGGCGGCGAACACGGCGCAGCGCGACGTGCGCTCCATGTCGGGCGCGCTCAAGGCGAGCTGGTCGCCAGCCGTCGCGGGCGCGCAAAACTACTCGGTCGCGCTCGGTCGCGTGAAGGTCAACGCGGAGGCCGTCGAGCGCGCCTCGCGGCGGGCCACGACCGCCGCGCGACAGGCTGCGCGCGCCGGCGCGAATGCGCTTCCCGGACGCGATGCGTTCGGGCGCTTCGCGCGCGGCGGCGGCGCGTCGCCCGCGCCCTCCGCGCGCGAGCGGGTCGGCGCGGCGTCGGGCGGCGCAGCTCCGCATAAAGCCGCTGCGGCGGGCGCGCTCGCCGCACGCATGTCGGGCATGGGCGGGAGCGCGCTCTACGGCCTCGTAGGCGGCGCGGCGGCGGCGATGGGCGTCGCGGCGACGATCCGCAAAAGCCTCGCGCTCGAGCGCGTCATGTATGAGGTGCAGAAGGCCACAGATGCGAGCGGCGATGCGCTCAAGCGGATCGAGACGTTTCTGAACGACACCGCCCGCGCGTCTGGCAAAACCGCCGAAGAACTCGGCCAGATGTATGCGGCGGCGGGCTTCGCCGGTCGCCCGGTCAAGGATCTCGAGCGCTTCACCAAATACGCGGCGATGGCCACCAACGCCTGGAACATTCCAGCCGAGCAGGCAGGTCAGGCGCTCGCGGAAATCGGCAACATCTATCAGGCCAGCCAGACGCGCATCGAGGAGATCGGCGACGCCCTCAACACGGCGGCGGACGTCTCGGCGGCCCGTGAAAGCGATCTTCTAGAGTTCCTTCGTCGCGTCGGCGGCGCGGCGAAAGGGCTGAATATCAGCGCGGAGGAGACGCTCGCCTTCGGCGCCGCGATGAAGGAAGTTGGCGTCGGAACCGAGGTCGCCGCGACCGGTTTCCAGGCGTTCCTCGTCAAGCTGTCTCAAGCGGACGACATTGACGACGATCTCGCAAAGAAACTGAAGGCCATTGGCGTCAACGCCAAGACCCTTGGCCGGAATTTCTCGGTCAAGCCGGTCGAGACCATGGTCGATCTGCTGAAACGCATCGACGGCATGAAGGACGGCGTCAAGCGCACCAAACTGCTCGTCGACATGTTTGGCGCGGAGTATGCGGACGATCTCGCTCGCATGGCGAATGCGTCCGGTCGTCTCGACGAACTGCTGGCCAAGATGAGGAACAGGAAAAGCTATCTCGGGTCTGTCCAGCGTTCGTTCGAGCTGATGAGCGAAAAGGATTTCAACAAGCTCGAACGCGCGCAGCAGGCGATCGCCCAGATGGCGCGCACCATCGGCGGGCCGCTCAAGGTCGCGGCGGGCGAGGTTGCGACCGAGTTCAATCGCATCGCCGACCGCGTCGCCAAAGGCGCGAACGCGCTGGATCGCTATCGCGCGGAGCGCGACGCGTTTGACGAGGCGTCGGGGAAACACCTCACGAAAACCGCGCCCGGAGAACAGGGCAAGACGCTCTTGGGCAGGGTCGGCGATTGGGCCTTTGGCGAAGAGGGCAAACGCGACGAGCAACTGCGCGCGGCGAGGCGCGCGGGCTGGCGCAAGGCGGCGGAGGCGCGCCGGGCCGAGGAGGAGACCGCGCTGCGGCGACGCGCCGACATCCAGCGCAGATATGACGTGCGGCGCTCGCGCGGCTATTACGAGGGCAAGGACGGCGCGCCGCCCGACGCGCTCCAGCGCGAACTCGCGCATCACGACGAGGTCGCGCGGCGCATTCATCAGGCGCGTGCGGCGACGGAGAAGCGGTTCGGCGAGACGCGGGCGGCAGTCGCGTCCGCTCAAGCGCGGAATTCTCAGATCGGACGCTGGGGCCTCGATCCTCTCGCGACCCCGAAGCCCTGGGCGCAGCAGCCCGACAAGGCGCCCGCCATCGGAACCGTCTCGCCCGGCCTGTCGATGATGCCGGAGGCCAAGGCTCTGACCGGCCCCAAATCCGCGGGATGGATGAAGGCGGCGGCGGGCGAGGCGTCGAAACTGTCGATCGCGGTGCAGGATGCGGCGACGCAGGCGCAGACGCTGCAAACAGCGCTCGGCGCGGACCTCGCCGGGCCGGCCAACACCGCCATGGCGAGCTACAACGCCGCGTTGCAGGCCGGCGTCGATCGCGCGCTCGCCATCGCCAAGGCGGGCGCGGCGGCGTTGTCGTCGGCGCTGTCGTTTTCCGCCCAGCCAAACCTCTCGCCGCGCCTCTCGCCGCCGGCCGCCGCGCCGGCGCGGGGCGGCAAAGGCGCCGGCAAGTCCGCGCGTCTGAGCGGCGGCGGAAGCATTTCAATCGCGCAGGCGCATTTCCACGGCGTCAAGGACGTCGCCGGCATGCAGCGCCAGTTGCTCGCCAGCGCCGACCGCAAGGCGCGCGGATCGCACGGCGCGGCGTTGCATGACGTGGAGACAGGCTGATGGCGCATCCTCTCATGTGCGTCGGCGCGGCGATCATCGAGGTGATCGGCCTGTCGCCGACGGAGGTCGCCGACAAGGGCGAGGGCCGCTGGACCGCGATGAGCGTGTTCGGCGGCGAGCCGTTTTACCAGCCCACCGGCCTCAACGAGCGCACGCTGACGCTGACGCTGGCGACGCGCCTGCATGTGCTTGGCGGCGGCGAGGCGATCGCGCTGCTCAAGGCGCATCGCGACCGGCAGGACGCCGTGCCCGTTCTGCGCCTCGCCGCCGGCGCATATGGCGTCGCGCCGGGCGCCGAGTTCCTCGGCATGTTCGGCGTGCGCAAGGTCGAGGACACCGAGAGCGTGATCGCGCCGACCGGGCGCGGCCATCGCAGCGCGGTCGAGGTCGAGCTCGTCGCGATCGGCGCGGCGGAGGGCATGTTCGGATGAGCCGGACCGTCATCGTCGCCGAGCCGCTGCGGCTCGACATTCTCGCGCGCGATCTCATGGGGACCGAGCGCGACGGGATGGTCGAGGCGTTGCTCGCCGCCAATCCCGGCCTCGCGGATGGCGGTCCATTCGCCGCCGAGGGCATGACGATCGTCGCGCCCGACATCGAGCGCCCGACGGCGTCCGTCATCAAAACCGTCGATCCGTGGGACTGAGGCGATGTGGCGCAGACCCGTGCTTGAGGTGCGCTCCGGGCGCACCGACACAAACATCCTGCCCGGCCTCACAGGGCTATGGCTGTCAGTGTCCGTCACCCTCAACGAGGGCGAGGAGAGCGACGAGGCGGAGATCGAGTTCGTCGGGCCGCCCTCGCGCGTGGCGCTGCCCAAGAAGGGCGACAGGTATCAAATCCTGATGGGGTGGGCCGATGAAGGCCTCGTCGATCAGGGCTCCTATACCGTGCAAAAAGTGTCGGCGCGCGGCGACCCCGACAGCGGCGAGCGCATCGTCGTGACGCTGCGCGCCGCAGAGCTCGACGCCAGGGCCAAGGCGATCGGCCGCAAGCATTACGATAAGGATGAGACGCTCGGCGCGCGGCTGCAAAAGGTGGCCGGGGAGGCCGGCGCCAGCGCCGTCGTCGATCCCGAGCTCGCCGCGCTTAAATTGCCCTACGCGCTGCGGCTCGACCAGTCGCCGATCGATTTCGCGCGCGAGCAGATCGAGGCGCAGGGCGGCGTGCTCAAGGTCGCGTCGGGCCGCTGGATCGCGACGCGACGCAGCGAAGGCAAGGGCGGCGGCGGCTCCGCGCTGGATGCGATCGAGATCAAGTATCGCCGCAATGCGGCCTATGACGTCGAGATCGACGCGCGCGGCGACTACAAGGCCTGCGCGGGCGCCTATGTCGACGCCAGGACCGCCAAGCGCAAGCTGGTCAAGGCCGTGCTTGAGGCGGGCGACGGGCCGACCTACGTGCTGCCCCATCCCCACAAGAGTGAAGCCGAGGCGCGCAAGGCGGCCGAGGCCTGGCTGAAGACGCAGCTCGCGTCGACCGGCGAGGGCTCGTTCGACCAACCCGGCCTGCCCAAGGCGCGCGCGGGCGCGCAGGTGCAGGTGTCCGGCTTCGGCGCGGGGATTGACGGCTCATGGCGCGCCAAGCGCGTCCACAAGATCATCACCGCCGACGCAGGCTTCAAGACGACGGTCAGCGTCGACGCCGGCAAGGAGAGCAAGGGCGCCAAGCGCCGGAGCGCCAAAGAAAAGTGAGGCGGGGCCGGGCCGGTCGCCCGGACCCGATCGCGGGCCGATGCTTGGCGGCTGACCCGCGCCGCGAAAGAGAAGTTCTATCGCGACCCCGCCCGCCCTTTCGGGCGCGGACAGGGTCGCGAAGTTCGGTAAACATCTGGTGGAGATCATTCGATGCGCGCGGTGTCGCGCGCTTTTGTTCAAGGCCGAGGCTGGCGCGCTGCGCGGCGTCATCGAGATCAAATGCCGGCGCTGCGGCGCCGTGAACGCACTGAGGCCTGTAGAGCCCGCCGAGCGCCCTGAGCGCGCACCTACGGGCCGAGCCCATGTCCAACAGCAAGACGATCCGGCCACTACAACGCGGCGGTTGGCGCGGGATCCAATAGGGTCATGGAATTGCTGATCGGCTCGGACCGCGAAGCAATAGGGCTCTGAACGGCCCCTTAGGCCATGCCTCAGGCGGCTCTTAG